CCGATTTATCAACCCAGAGCGTAATGACTTCCCTGATATTGATACAGATATTCAGGATACACGTCGTGAAGAAGTTAAAGACTATCTAGTTAGACAGTATAGACATGTTGCATCTATTGCTACTTTTCTTTCATTTAAAGACAAGGGTGTAGTAAGAGATGTTGCTCGTGTATTAAATATTCCACTAACAGATGTAAACAAGGTTCTAAAACTTGTAGACACTTGGGATGAATATTGCACATCAAAAACAACACGGGAATTCCGTGAGAAATATCCAGAGGTAGAAATATATGGAGAACAACTTCGTGGTCGTATTAGAGGTACTGGCATTCACGCTGCTGGTGTTGTCACTAGTAAAGATCCTATTTTTAGGTACGCACCGATGGAGACACGCTCTTCTACTGGTAGCGATGAGCGTATTCCTGTTGTTGCAGTGGACATGGAAGAGGCTGAAAAGATTGGTCTCATCAAGATCGACGCACTTGGACTTAAGACACTAAGTGTTCTTAAAGATGCTCTTGAGATAATCAAAGAAAGAGATGGTAAGTACATCGATCCTTTGACAATTCCGATGGATGATATCCGTGTATATCAAATGCTCTCTGATGGATACACAAAGGGTGTATTCCAATGCGAAGCAGCACCATACACAAATCTTCTTGTTAAGATGGGGGTAAAGAACTTATCTGAACTTGCTGCATCAAATGCTTTGGTAAGACCAGGTGCAATGAACACAATTGGAAAAGACTATATTGAGCGAAAGCATGGTCGTCAAAATATTGGGTATACTCACCAAGTACTAAAAGAATTTACGGAGGAAACCTATGGTTGTATTCTTTACCAGGAACAAGTTATGCAAGCATGCGTATCGCTTGGCGGTATGTCCATGTCGGAAGCAGATAAAGTTAGAAAGATCATTGGAAAGAAAAAAGATGCTAAGGAATTTGATCAATTTAAAGAGAAGTTTGTAGAGGGAGCCTCTAGGTTCCTATCTCCAAACTCTGCTAGAGATCTTTGGCATGACTTTGAAGCCCACGCAGGGTACTCATTTAACAAGTCTCACGCAGTAGCATACTCAACATTATCTTATTGGACTGCATGGCTTAAGTATCACTATCCACTAGAGTTTATGTACTCATTACTAAAAAATGAAAAGGACAAAGATGCAAGAACTGAATATCTTATTGAAGCAAAGAGAATGGGCATTAGCGTTAAACTTCCTCACATCAATGACTCAGATATTGATTTTAAGATTGAGGGTAAGGGTATTCGCTTTGGCCTATCTGGTATTAAGTATATTTCCGATAAAATTGCTGAGAAGTACATTGCAGCAAGACCTTTCGATTCGTATGCTCAACTTGAGGAGTTTACGTTTACTAAGGGAAATGGAGTTAACTCTCGTGCTCTTCAAGCATTACGAATTATTGGTGCAGCAACATTCAGGGATAATCCAAGAAATGAACAAGAGATTAAAGAAAACCTATACGACTACTTAAACCTGCCAGAGTTTAACATTTCTGTTCCAGCACACTATCATGCTTTTATACAAGATATAGAAGAGTTTGAAGAAAAGGGATCATACATCTTGATGGGTATGGTTAAGTCAATTAAGCGAGGTACTGGATGGTCTAGAGTTGAAGTGCTAGATAAAACAGGAAGCGTAGGAATATTTGATGATGAGCAAACTACTATTGAGGCTGGCAGCACCTATATCATTCTTGCTAATGACAATAGAATTCTTTCTGCTGTGCCTGTAGACTCAATAAAAGATTCCACAACTGGATTGATTAAATTTTTAGGATACAAGCAATTGCCATACAAGGATGATGAAATGCTTGTTGTTTCATTTAAATCAAGAGTGACAAAGGCTGGAAAGAAGATGGCATCTTTAACACTAGCAGACACCAGTAGAAATCTTCACTCAATCACAGTTTTCCCTACGTCATTTGCAAAAGCATACATGACTCTTGAAGAGGGTAAGCCATACAAGTTTAGTTTTGGAAAGACTAAAGATGGAACAGTTACATTGGAGGATATACATGTTTGATCAATTAGCAGAAGAAGTACATAAGAACGCCATAGAAAAAGGATTTTGGGATAGGCCAGCAGATCCAATTTTTTTAGCAAAGCAGATGATGATGATTGTATCTGAAGTATCTGAGGCCATGGAGTCTGTTCGTAAAGAAATGGATCCAGAACAAATATCAGACGAGTTTGCAGATATCATTATTAGAACTCTTGATTTATATGCTGGTATGAAAAAGGCAGGGTATGTAACTAAATCATTAGACTCTGCTGTAAAAGAAAAAATAGAGAAGAACCTAAATAGACCAAAGAAGCATGGAGTAAGATTCTAATGGCAGTTACAGTAGAAGAGGCAATGGCACAACTAGATCCAAAGTTAAGAAAGAAGTTAGGCACAGGGGTTGGAGTTAACTATGAGTATCAGCCTACACCTAGTTTTGGTTTAAACCGTGCTCTAGGAGGAGGTCTTCCATATGGTAGACAAGTACTCATCTGGGGATCCAAATCGTCTGCAAAGTCCTCTATGTGCCTTCAGATGATTGCTCTAGCACAAGCCGAAGGAAAACTATGTGCATGGATTGACTCAGAAATGTCATACTCTGAAGATTGGGCAAGATCTTTAGGGGTAGATCCAGAAAAACTAATCTACTCACAAGCAAGAACTATCAGTGATATGGTGGACGTTGGGGTAGGACTAATGAACGCAGGGGTAGACCTAATTGTGGTAGACTCTATTACATCAATGCTTCCAGCAATCTATTTTGAAAAAGATACAGATGAGATGAAGGCATTAGAAAATACAAAACAGATTGGAGCCGAATCCCGTGACTTTAGTAACGCATGGAAAATGCTTAACTATGCAAACAATAAAGTTAAGCCAACTTTGCTTGTTCTCATTTCTCAGTCTCGTAATAATATTAATGCTATGTATACTAGCCAGCAGCCTTCTGGTGGTCAGGCTACTAAGTTTTATTCCTCATGTATTATTAAACTCTTTTCTTCAGAGTCAGACAATCAAGCGATTAAGGGAAAGATTAAAGTAGGAGATAAATTAATTGAAGAAAAGGTTGGAAGAACTATTCGTTGGGAACTACAGTTCTCAAAGACCTCTCCAGGGTTCCAGTCTGGTGAGTATGATTTTTATTTTAGAGGTGACAGCATTGGTCTTGATACCATTGGTGATTTGGTTACTACAGCAGAACTAAATGGAATTGTTGAGCGCACAGGTGCTTGGTATATACTTCCAGATGGTTCAAAGGTACAGGGCAAGGAAGCATTTGTTAATCGTGTCAGAGAGGATCTTGACTTGCAAGAATCAATCAAGGCAAAACTAAATGGCTAGTTATACAGTATACTCAGGAAAGTGGCCATGCCATACATGCAAGCAGGTTGTTCCAACATTAAGATGCTATGCTGAAACTAAAACTCTTACTTGGATGTGTAAAGAAAAACATCTCACAACGGTATATCTTGGTAAAAGAAAGAAGAGCGACTTTGACGGAGAAGAGTGAGAGTAAAAGAATAGGTGCTAAGCAGCACAAGAACTCAGGACGTGGAACACATAAAGGCGATGCGTCATGGGAAAATTTTACTGTAGACTTTAAAGAGGTTGGAAAGTCTTTTACTTTAAACAAAGAGGTTTGGGCAAAAGCAACGACTGATGCTATTCGAAACGGTAATGATCCAGCAATCATAATTGCTCTTGGAGAAGCCAATTCAAAGGTGCGTCTTGCTGTCATAGAACTATCAGTATTAGAACAATTAGTTGAGGGTGTATAATATTATTATGACTAACTTTGACCCAGCAATATACAATGAGGCCTATGAAAATGGGCATGTAGATAATCGTGACTTCAAGCCCTTTGTCATTAATAATTTAATAACAGATTCCGATGTTGCCAATGTGTACAAAATGGTAGAAGAAAATCCAGATAACTTTTTACTACAAAAGTTTGCTGGACACAAGGCTTGGACTTTGAGTGATAAGGATTTTGAGGATAGGCTTAGTAAGTCTGTTAGCGATTGGCTTGGAGAAGATGTAGTCTTGAGGGAATACTCTTTTGCAAGATACTCAAATAAGTTTGGCTATAACCCAAAACTGTTTCCACACTATGACACTCATAAACTTGATGGCCAAAGAGTGACGGTAGATATACAGTTAAACAAAAATGTAGAATGGCCAGTAGTTGTAGAGGGTGAATCATTTGTCTTTGAGGTAAAGGACGCATTAGTCTTTTCTGGTACACAGCAAGTCCATTGGAGGTCTAACCTTGTTCTGTCCGATGAAGATGAGGTAGATATGATTTTTGCACATTTTGCATATGTTGATCAAAAACCTTGGTCAGAAAATCAAAAAGAAATTCTTGAGTACTGGTCTCATAGACTACGTGAGCAGACAGGTATATCAAACCAGCCAGAGCCAAATAAGTGGCTTAGTGTATAATAGAGTTAGAGGAGATATAAAATGAGAAAAAACTTACCAAACGTTATACTAAAAGATTTGCTAACACAAACGCAAATAAATACAATCTTTGATATTGTAAATAGAACAAGTAGTCAAGACTTTCACAACGAGTTGGCCTATAATAGTTGGCACATTGTTTTGCCACAAGACATAATTGATATCTTTACATCTAAGGCAGAAGAGGTTGCTGGAGAAAAATTAATACTTAAGGAATACAATTTTTCAAGATATGAAAAGGTAACATCTAGTTGTGGAAAGCACACATTTAATCCACTTTTATTTCCACATACAGATGAGGCATTTAGTGGTCCACGATTTACTTTAGATTACCAGATTAGATCTAATGTAGACTGGGATATCGTAGTAGATAACTGGGACCAAGAGCAAACATTTTTAGTTAAAGACAATGAGGCATTAACTTTTTCTGGAACACATCAGGTTCATTGGAGACCCAAGAGAGAGTTTGTCGAGGGCGAATTTCTTGAAGCAATTTTTATGCACTTTGAGCCAGCAGAACCATCAGTGCTTTCGACTGAGCACATCAATGCTATGAGGAATAAGGGTCTAGAAAAGTTCAAGGCATGGAAAGAAACACCAGGCAAAACATCAAACGTTAATCATGAATACCAAGAACATCGATATAGAGAGAAGAAATAAAATGGCTGAACTACATAAATATTTGACTGGATTTGACAAGTACAACAAGGAACTCCCCTTGTATGTTGAGAATCCTTTTACTGAGGCTCAAGTAAAACTTTTAAGAGATACAATTGAGGCTAATAGAAATAGAGTGGCAGAATACCAGATTGTTCCTGGAGATCAAGAAATGTATCATGGCGGATCAAGATATGATCCAAAAAAGATTGTTCATATGTCTAGACAATTGGTAGAGTTTGATTGTCCAAAAGAGATTGAAGAAGTGATGGATTCATACGCTAAGCAATTCTATAGTGAAGAAATTAAACTTTGCCACTATAATTATATTAAGTATGATCTTGAGTATGGTGATGGTAAATATGTTCCCACACTTCCACCACACATAGATGCTGATGAAAATCTTGTAACATTTAATTTCCAAATAGGAGCAAACATAGACGACTGGCAAATTGTTGTTTCTGGAAAGCACTTTGATTTGAAAACAAATGATGCAATTGTCTTTAGTGCAGTAAACCAGGTTCACTGGCGACCAAAAAGAAAGTGGAAGCCTGGAGAGTTCTTAGAGATTGTTAGTTTTGATTATTGCCCTCCAACAAACTATAGGTTTACTGGAGAAGACAATCCTATTGACCAGTTCTTACATGCAGAAAAAAGAAAAAATTATGTAGACTCTTTGAATAGTCATCCAGAGTTTCAAAGTGCTTGGGCTCAATACCATCAAGAAGGTTTAGAGATTGGCATTGAAAGTACTGAAAATGGAGCGCTAGCATGATTGAAGAGAAGACAACTATAGATATGGTCAATGGTCTTGTAGAGATTGCAGACTATATGGATGATGAAGAACTCACAACAGCGCTAACATTTATTGCCAAAATCATTATTAAGCCAGATATACCTCTTAATGTTGCCACGGTAGAGATTGTAAGACTACAGGCAATTGCAGCAAAGATGGCTTTTAAAGCAACATGGATGGCAAACGTAGACAAGTCAGATCGTGGAAAGAAAAACTTGTACTATACAGCAGCAGAATCAATCAACAACCTAGTCTCAGCATTGAAATATATCACACGATAATCTGCTATACTTATAGTAATAGAAACGAGTTATGAAATGACAAAAAGTTTATTGCAACAAATAATGGTAAAAAAAGAAGTTGCTCCAGCACATCCAATGGATGTTGATGGTTTAACAGAGATGATTAAGTCTGGCTATACAGTAAATAGAATAGACAAGCATACTCAAAAGAAAACATTTGCTCCATCGACCATTGCTTATGGCCATGGCGAATGCCCAAGATATTGGTATTTAGCCTTTGATGGTCAAACATTTGAAGATAACGCAGATGCTTATGGCGCAGCGAATATGACTGCAGGTACAAAATCCCATGAAAGAATTCAGTCTGCCATGGGTAATGTTCCAGATTTTCTTATTGATTCAGAGTTTAAGATTACGTATTCTGATCCACCAATCTTTGGTTACGGAGACGTAATGCTTAATTGGCAAGGAGAGCCATTGCTTGGTGAAATCAAAACAATGATGAACGAAGGCTTCGAGTACCGTAAGGCACACATGAAGCCAAAGACTGGTCACTTAATCCAGTTACTTATATACATGAAGATTCTAAAAAAGGCTAAGGCTGTTTTAATTTATGAGAATAAAAATAATCATGAGTTATTGCTTTTGCCAGTAGAAGTTAATGATCATTACCGCAGGTGGGTAGACCAGGCGTTTGATTGGATGAGAACAGTTCGAAAGGCTTGGGTAGATAGAACTTTGCCTAAGAAAAATTACAGATCAAATTCTAAGATTTGTAAGAACTGTCCAATTCAAAAGGCATGTGCGTCAGCAGAGGTTGGGGAACTAAAAATAAATTCCTTGGAGCCTTTGACTGATGAAACATTGTAGTTGGTGTGACAAGGAGTTCCTTACAACAATATCTTATCAGATCTATTGTTCTGTAGAATGTAGAGAGGCTGCAACAAAAGAAAAAATTGCAGCAAGGTATATAATTTCTAGAAGACAAAAAAGAAAAGGTAAAAAGAGAGTTTGTAAAAATTGTCAAGAAGAATTATCTATCTTTAATGATGAAGTTCTTTGTGGTCAGTGCAATGTAAATCCAGTACAGGTTTCAAAAGTATTAAAGCAGATAAGGATAATCTCTAATGGCAAAGAATAAGTGGGGGTTGGAGTTAGCGCCTAGCAAAATTTGTTCTATAGATGCTAGCACTAATAGCCTTGCCTTTGCATTATTTGATACAAAAAGCGAATCCTTAGAGTCTGTTGGAAAGATTAGTTTTGAAGGAAGCAACACCTATGAAAAGGTGATGGATGCTGGTAAAAAGGTAAAAGCCTTTTTCGATATCTACGGCGGATTTGAGGCAATAGTTATTGAGCACACAGTATTTATGAATAGTCCAAAGACTGCTGCTGATCTTGCTTTGGTCCAAGGCGCAATTCTTGGTTCTGCAGGACAGTCTGGAACCAAGGTCATAGGAAAGGTTTCTCCAATAACTTGGCAAAACTATATTGGTAATAAAAAAATATCAAAAGATGAACAATTATATATAAGATCACAGCATCCAGGAAAATCTGTATCTTGGTATAAATCTTATGAAAGAAACTTAAGAAAAGAAAGAACGATTAAGTTTATTAATACTATTTATGATAGAACAATTACAGATAACGATGTGGCTGATGCTTGTGGTATTGGTCACTGGGCATTAAAAAATTGGGGAAAAGCAATAGGAGTTGACAATTAACACTATGGCTGCTAAACTATATACAAGTGAGTCGTTTATGCGTAAGAGATATGTCATAGACAAAAAGACTCCAGAGGAAATTGCTAAGGAGTGTGGAGTGAGTCTAGAAACTATCTACGTATACTTAGCCAAATTTGGATTAAGGAAGTCAAAGCGATGAAAAAATTTAAACAGTTTGTGTTCTTTGTGTCACTAGTTGCTGCAGCAGGACTAACCTACACTATTGTAACCCTTAAGAATATTCCAGAAACTTTTGATTGGGAGGCGGATGAAAATGAGTGAAGAGACTCAGTTTACAATTTCTCAGGTATGTGATGAGATTAAGGCAATGCTTATTGCCAAAAACAAGTCTTACGGAGACAGTGCCCTTAACCCAGTAAGGATTTTTGCTACTGCTGATAATGTAGAACAACTTCATGTTCGTATTGATGATAAGTTGTCTAGAATCACACGTGGTGGTGCATTCATAGGAGACAATGATATCGATGATCTTATTGGATACCTAATTCTTTTAAAGATTGCGAGAGAGTTAAATGAATAGAAATGAAGTTATGCACGACGGAAATAGACCTTCAGATCAAAGTGGTTTTATTACTAACATAAATGTTGCAAATGCATTTAGCAAAACTCTTGATGGATGGCCTATGCCACAAGATGCACTCAACGAATTAGATTCAACAGAAGAAGATTATAGAAAACAGGAAAACACTAAGTGGCTAAGAGAATCTGTTTGGGATGAAGACCCTTTTCATATCAACAAAGAATTGTTTAGATCAGATGAGTTTTCAAAAAGTCATGATGGAAAGCATATTCTATTTTCTGGTTGTTCGGTTACATACGGTGTAGGGCTTTACACAACAGAAATCTGGCCATACAAGATTTATGAAATGATAAAAGAAAAAGAAAAGGTTTCTGGATATTTTAACTTAGGAAAACCAGGAACATCTGTAATGGACATTGTGTCCAATGTATTTAAATATATACATTTATACTCAAAGCCAGATATTATTTTCTTGGACTTGCCAGATCTAAACAGACACTACTCACTAAGAGATGATAGAAAAGATTTAGTTAAGGGCTCTATCGAAGAGGTTGAGCAAAAAACATTTGATGGATTTTTTCATGGAACTTACAGAGGAACTCCACATATTAGAAATCAAGAAACAAGAATTTATGTTTATCAGTATCTATTTATGTTAGAGCAATACTGTAAAGATCTTGGCATAGAACTTTATGTATTTTCCTATGTAGACGGAACAAATGAATTCTTAAAGAGAACAGATCTAGACTGCATGAAGTATTTAAATAATAATCAAATAGTTGAAGAGATTTATGAGTATGCAGAAAAAAATAAAGAAAATATAGATGAGTTTTTCTTGACTGCAAGAGATAATCAGCATCATGGTTGGGGATATCATGACGTATGGTCTAAGATCATGTTTGAAGAATATGAATCTGGCGGAGGAAGATATGCTAGAAAAGATAGATCTTGAACAATTAGTTTTTATTCCCTTTACAGTTAAACAAGATTTAGAAAGCAAAGGTATAAACCTCAGTTTAAAAATAAAAAATGCTTTTAATAAAAAGGTTGAAGGTTGGCCACTAGTTCAAGATGCCTTTAATGATTTAGACAATAAGAGCGTTTTCTATAATAATTTAGAATCTTCGAAATGGTGCAGAGATACTGATTGGGATGAAGACTCTTTTAAAGTAAACAGCCATGGCTTTAGATCTGAAGAATTTACCAATACACATAAACAAAAACATATTTTATTTTCAGGATGCTCCGTAACCTACGGACTTGGTTTATATGCTAATGAGACATGGCCATATAAGTTATATGAAAATATAACAAAGAATGAAGAGGCTTCTGGGTATTTTAATATTGCTAAACCAGGAGCATCAATAATGGAGATAGTCTCTGGAATATTTAAATACATGGCTGCTTATGGAAAACCAGATACCATTTTTATAAATTTGCCAGATGCATGGAGAAAGTATGTAGTTATAGATAGCGAATGCTCAGACAACAAAAAAGCAATAGATGTTAACAAGATTATAACTGGAGTACATCAGGTTACTTATAGTCTATCAAGCACAGAGAACAAGAACGAACTTTTTGTGTATGCTTATCAGTATTTAATGATGCTAGAGGAGCACTGCAAGTCTTTAGGCATCGACTTATATATGTATTCATATAGTCAAGAACTAAGTGATTTGTTAAAGTCATGTGATATAGAGTCTGTAATATTTGCAGAAAGAAAAGCAATGAATAACACTGTTTGGAATAATACAAAGGGTAACAGTTTAAATTATGCATTAACCGCAAGAGATGCAAGACACTTTGGGTGGGCTTTTCATGATGTCTGGTCTGATATAATGTTTAATGAGTATAAAAATAGACAGGAGAAATAATGTCAGACAATCAACTGGTCGAGCATCTTGATGAAGTAAATCGTGTTGTTGAAGAATACCTAAAGGGCAATGATCCAACTGTAATATCCAAGCAGTTAACAATTCCAAGAACACGAGTTGTGCAACTTATTAATGAGTGGAAGGTAATGGCTTCGGCTAACGAGGCTATCAGAGCCCGTGCCAAGGAAGCCCTTGCTGCAGCAGATACACACTATAGTAAACTTATCTCTAGATCTTACGAGGTAATCGATGAAGCATCTATGACTAACAATCTTAGTGCAAAGACTGCTGCAATTAAACTTGTTATGGATATTGAGTCTAAGCGTATTGATATGCTACAGAAGGCTGGTCTATTAGAAAATAAAGAACTTGCAGAAGAAATGGTTGAGATTGAAAATAGACAGATGGTATTAATGTCAATACTAAAAGACATAGCCTCAGAGCACCCAGAGATTAGAGATCAGATCATGAGAAGACTATCTGATATTGCAAAAAAGGATGAAGTCATAACGGTAGTTCACGATGGCTGATTTTAATGATTTTTTAGAAGCGCTTAAGGATAGTCACTTTGAGGAAAAGCCTGTAGACGCAAAGACTTTTGTTGAAGACGAAAAGTTCTTAGGCCAGCCAGGACTGTCTGATATCCAGTACGATATCGTAGAAGCAATGAGTCAAATTTATAAAAAAGAAGACCTACTAGATTTACTGGGAGAAGTTGAAGGAACAAGGTACTATGAAAAATATACAAAAAATGAGATCATACTTCAACTAGGTAAGGGTAGTGGAAAAGACTTTACATCTACTGTTGCTTGCTGCTATATTGTATATAAACTGTTATGTTTAAAAGATCCTGCTAAGTACTTTGGTAAGCCATCTGGAGATGCTATCGACCTAATCAATGTTGCTATTAACGCACAACAAGCAAAGAATGTTTTCTTTAAAGGCTTTAAGAGCAAGATTGAAAGATCCCCTTGGTTTGCTGGTAAGTTTTATGCTAAGGCAGACTCAGTAGAATTTAACAAATCAATCACTGTTTATTCTGGTCACTCTGAAAGAGAATCACATGAGGGACTAAACCTTCTTCTTGCAGTACTTGATGAGATTTCTGGTTTTGCATCTGAAGTTGGAACTGGTAATGAACAGGGAAAAACTGCTGACAATATCTATAAAGCATTCCGTGGATCAGTAGACTCTCGTTTCCCTGACCTTGGTAAAGTTGTTTTGCTTTCATTCCCAAGATATCCAGGCGACTTTATTTCAGAAAGGTATGATGCTGTTGTTGCAGAAAAAGAAGTTATTGAAAGATCTCATACATTTGTTATTAATCCATTATTGCCAGAAGATGATCCATCAAATAAATTTGATATCACATGGGATGAAGATCAGATTACATCGTACAAGTATCCAGGAGTATTTGCCCTAAAGAGACCAACATGGGAAGTCAATCCAACAAGAAAGATTGATGACTTTAAGATTGCTTTTATGACTGACCTAGGAGATGCAATGATGCGTTTTGCATGTGTTCCAACCTTTGCGTCTGACGCTTTTTTTAAGCAGGCAGACAAAGTTGCAGCGTGCATGACACTGAGAAATCCTATTGATAACTTTAGAAGATTTGATGAATCGTTTGTGCCAGATCCTAATAAGGTTTACTATGTCCATGCTGACCTTGCACAGAAGCACGATAAGTGTGCAGTAGCAATTGCCCATGTAGATAAGTGGGTAAATATTCAGGTAATCAATAACTATGAACAGGTAGCACCAATAGTTGTAGTTGATGCAGTAGCATGGTGGGAGCCAAAGGTAGAAGGCCCAGTTAATCTTTCAGAAGTTAAGCAGTGGATTCAAAACCTTCGTAGACTTGGATTTAATATTGGAATGGTTTCGTTTGACCGTTGGCAATCGTTTGATATTCAAAATGAATTAAAGCAGGTTGGAATGAGAACTGATACTGTTTCTGTAGCAAAAAAGCATTATGAAGACATGGCAATGCTCGTATACGAGGAAAGACTTGCTATGCCATCTATTGACTTGTTGTTTGATGAACTAACACAGTTAAAGATTATGAAAAATGATAGAGTTGACCACCCACGTAAAAAGTCAAAGGACTTGGCTGATGCTGTGTGTGGGGCTATTTTTGGGGCAATATCACATACCCCTAAAAATAATAACACTGAGGTTGAGATTCATACATTTAGGGATAGGCCTAAGGGTGAACTTGACGTGGGTAAAGACAATGTGATACAATTTAAACCTATGCCAGATGATGTAAAAAATTATTTGGATAGATTAAATCTACTATAAATAAGGAGAAATACCGAATGAATTCATTCAAGAAAATCGCACTAGCCGTGGTTGCAGCCATGACTTTGGGCATGGTCGCAGTAGCACCTGCAAATGCTACAGTAATGACAGTAGCGGTAACGCTAGATGGAACAGCAAATACAACTAATGGTGTAATTGCTACCCCTGCCACATTGCCAGTACCAGCAGATAACACAATCGATGCAGCAGATGCACTACGCTTTGTGGCAACAGTAGCAGCAGGAACATCAGTTTCTGCAGTAGCAACTAACGCAACAATCGTATCAGCACTACACACATCAGCAGCACCAGTCGGAGCATCGTCAGGATCATCATCTTTGACAATTGCAACAGGAACTGGAACAACTGCAACATTCTTTGTCTACACAAAGACAACAGCAATTGGAACCGTTGTAATTAACAATGGTGGAACAACTCTTACATACTATGTACAGGGTACTGCTGGAAAGATCAACAACCTAACAGTTTCAGCACCTTCAGCAGGTGCAGCAGGAACTAAGCAGGATATCGTTGTAACTGCAACAGATGCATTTGGAAACAAGGTATCTGGCAAGTCAATTACAGCAACCGTATTTGCTTCAACAGCAGTTATGGATACAGCAACAGTAACAACTGGTGCTACTCTAACAGACTTTGGAACAGCAACCTTTAAGGCTACTCTTCCAACAACTGGCACACGCTCACTTATTACATTTGCTCCAACAACATCAACAGATGCAGTTGCTGCAGCAGTAGTAGGTCTGACTGCTCCAACACTTGCACCATTTGCAGAGATTGCAGTTCGTGATCTAGTATCAGAACTTGCTGCTGAAAAGGCTGCAAAGGATGCAGCGATTGCTGCTAAGGCTGTATCAGATGCTGCAGTTGTAAAGGCTAACGCTGATGCTGCTGCTGCACTAGCAACAGAGAAGGCAGCATCTGCTGCTGCTCTTGCTGCTGAGAAGGCTGCTTCTGCAAAGGCTCTGGCTGATGCAAAGACTGCTTCAGATGCAGTTGTTCTTGCTAAGGATGCAACCATCGCTAAGTTAACAGCAGATAATACTGCTGCACTTAAGTCTGTAAAGGCTGCATTCAACAAGTTGGCTCTTCAGTGGAACAAGAAGAATCCAAAGGCAAAGGTTACTTTGCTTAAGTAATTATTCCAACACTAAAGGGGTTGCCAATTATGGTAGCCCCTTTTTTGTGCAATAAAATGGTATAATCATCCTATCAGACATCAGTCTGCAAGGGGGAAAGGTAAATTAAAAGACTAACACGCATACTGGCAGCCACACTTTTAGCATTTGGTTGGCTTATTATCTCCCCAGAGGGTGCACACTCTGATGATCCCCTCACAGTAGCAGCCCAAGAAATACAGGAACTTAACGATAGCGTAGATGACCTTGGTTACCAAGATGACTTTATAGATCTTATAGAGATAGCAGAAAATAAGTTTGCCTCAGCCACAAATGCGAAGGAACTTAAAGATGATGCCTATGATGCCCACGAAGATGCAGTAGAAGCAGAAGCCACAGCCTTAGAAGCAAAGAACCTTGCCCAGTCAAATGTGGATGGTCAGACAGCCACAGTAGCCTTGGCCCTTGAACATAAAGACAACGCTCTTGAAGAAAGAAACGATGCACAGGATGCTCTCAGCATAGCCAACATAAATGTTCAAACCACCCAATCAAATATTCAGAGTGCTGGAGGACAGGGTTTGGCATATACGGTTTATCATTTAGCCAGAACATGGCCAAACATAGCAACTCCAAGTGGAGTTATCTGTTCTGGTACATGGAATTCAAATTCTATGCAACTGCCAGTTTG